AAATGTTGGGATTGGGACTACTGCAAGTTTTGGAGGTTCAACAACAACTCATAAATACCTTTCAATATTAAATACTAATACCACAGACAATCTTGACAGACCTGCTGTATTAGAACTTGCTTGTAGTAATAAAGGTAATGGTGTTCACGTTGGGAAAATTGATTTTTGGTCAGATGTAGATGGTGGAGATGATAATGTTGGAACTATTATTTGCGCCCAAGATGGTACAACTTCAAATAATGTAGGGGGCAAATTTAGATTTCAAACTAAAGCAGATGGTGGGTCGATTGCAGACAGAATGGTAATTAATGAGAATGGCGATGTTTTGATTGGGGATTCAACAACAGCAGCCAAATTTTATGTTAAAAGTAGTGGGCCAAATGCACATTTTTGGAGAACGATTAACAGTCAAACTGATGAACTAATTAGTGCCTACAGTAACTATGCTGTAGGAGCAAATTTAGTTTTTCGAGTTATGACAAGTGGGACTGTTTATAATGATACTAATGTATTTACGACCTTCCCATCAGATGAAAGATTAAAAAAAGAAATTAAGGAAACAAGTCCGAAACTTGATAAATTATTAAAACTCCCAATCGTATCATATTACACAACTAAAAATTCAAACTTTAAAAAAATGGGAGTTACGGCTCAAGACCTAGAAAAAGTTATGCCTTCATTAGTTGATTTCGTCGATGTAGATGAAAACACACCTATGGTTCAAAAAGATGATAATGGTGAACTGCTTTTAAATGATGAAGGTAAACCATACGTCTTAGACAAGAATGGTGATAAATTAAGCAAAATTAAATATACAAAAGATTCACTTTTGTTATTTTGTGCAATAAAAGCAATACAAGAACTTTCCGATAAAGTAACAACACTAGAAAATGCAACTAACTAAAGAACAAGTAGATAATCAAATATTAAAGGAATCCTAAAATAAAATACGGCTATATTTTACTTTATGAAAGTTTTTAACACCAATCCGCATTAAGGAGGTAATTAATGCAACTTACAAAAGAACAGTGCGATGCTCAAATTGCACAAATGCAAAAGCAAATTCCTGAACTACAAGTTCAACTTCAACAGTTAATTGGCTATAGGCAGGCGTTGATTGAAATAGAAGAGAATAAAGAACAAGAATCAGAGGAATAATGGATCATCATTTTCCTGTATATCAACAACCTCAACCGCAATCAATTATGGAAATTGATACTTATGTTTCATT